GCTTGCCCTTGTTGCCGCACAGAAGGAGCGTGAACTAGCCCTCGCAGAACGCGGTTTTATCGCGCAGGCACGGGTTGAGGAAATCAAGCTGGAGCAAATCCAGACGCAGACCGCTGCCGAGGAACGCCAAGCCCTGTACAGCCACGACGTAGAGATTGGTAAGGGTGCAAGCCAATGGATGATTAACCTACGCGCCTCGGTGCGCCCGGTGGTCACCTACATCTTTGTGCTGGAATTGGTCGCGCTAAACATCGCAGGCGTCTGGTACGCCTACACGACGGGCATCCCGTTTGCCGTGGCGATGGAAAACGTATTCAGCGACGATGAAATGTTGATTTTGAGCAGCATCATCGCTTTCTGGTTTGGTACGCAGGCGTTCGCCAAAAAGTGAAGGTATCAGACGCGGCTATCCGCATGGTCAAGTGCCATGAGGGCGTGAGGCTACGCCCTTATCGGTGTCCGGCTCTGCTATGGACGGTCGGGGTCGGACACGTTATTGACCCCTCACACGCGGCGGTGAAATATGAGGATCGGAAGAACCTACCGATACCCGATGGCTGGGATCGCAGCCTCACGATGGGAGAGGTGGACGCTATCCTTGCTCAAGACCTTGCGCGGTTTGAGCGCGGCGTGGCCCGATATTGCCCTGCTGCTGTTAATCATCAAGGGCAATTTGATGCTCTGGTGAGCTTTGCCTTTAACGTCGGACTCGGGAACCTACAGCGCAGCAGCATACGGATGCGCTACAACCGTGGTGACATAGAAGGCGCTGCTGACGCCTTCCTAATGTGGACGAAGGCGGCAGGGCGGGTGTTACCGGGTCTGGTTAAGCGCCGTCAGGACGAGCGCGCAATGTTTTTAGCTCATCTTGGATTGTCTTGATTTCTAACGCCAAGATCGTCGCCTCTACGACCAACCCTGCCTGACGCACCGCTGCCAACGCCTGTTCTACCTTGACTTGCTGGCTGAACTTCCACGGCATACGCGCCATTTCGTCGCGCCACGCCCCCGGTGGGGACTCGTTATCAATCACCAGTAATCCCTCCCGCCCCTAGATGCCCGCCATTCGGGATTAGGGACGCTTGCCCACTCTCTATGCAGCACGGCGTTACGTTCGCGCCAGAACCGCTGTAAAGCCTTTATAAATCGTCTCATGGCATACCCTCAACGCTGTAGTTATCAGAGGGGGAGCGCCAATCCCTCGGCACTTCCCCTCCGATCCATGACGGGTCTACCCACAACAGCCTGTTGTTGGGGTACGCAATCCATTGCCCGCCGTCTAAAGCGATAATGTGATGGTCTTTGGACTGGTCAGGCACTTCCGACCAACCGCCATCACACCAGAATACCGTCATCAGGTACGTCCCCGGTCGCTGCACCCCGTCACGGCCTATCGCCTTGACGCGGTGGTTGCGTAGGAACGCCACCTCCTTGACCTGACAGTTGCGGCTAAAGCTATCCCACCACACCGTCAGTTGTAACGCCATTTCGGGGCAAGGTTTACTGCACAGCGCGTGAATCGGGATACGCGCCCATTGTGCGCCTGACTCCAACATGATTTGGAAATAGGGTACGCGCATGGGTTCTGCACGGAAACCGAACACGGTGCAGAGGGTGAACTCGCCTTTGCCCTTCTCATGATCGTGCAGGAACTCGTTACGCACGTATGCCGTAATGTACGGTGTGTCAGCCCAGAAGTTCATTCGCCCCTCGCCCGAATCGCGGCGGCAATCTCGCCGTTTAAGTGCGGCCCCGCCAACTTCGCACACGCCTCTCGCTCGGCTGCTTCAACAAGCGCAATAAGTTTCCCTAATTGTTCTGGTGAAAATTTTGTATACGCCGAATCCTGACCCTTTTCTTTAAGGGCTTCAATTATTAAAGACACCGCTTGTTCTAAATTCATACCAACCCCTCTTTGTGTAATTGCATGATGGTGCGAGCCATGCCGTCGTAATGGGCTAGGCGTAACTCGTCGCGTGACAGCCCACTTTTGTGCGTCCTGCCGTCTACCTCGTCGTGACAGCTAGAACAGCACCACGCACCCAGCAGATCGGGTGACTTCAGCCCCATGCCGCTAACCCCTGCTACGCGCAGATGTGCCAGCACGACCGTCTCGCTGTTGAAGTTGCACACACCTGGTATACGCACCGTGCATCCACGCCCTCGGGCTTCTTTACGCAGCATAGATCGGCTCCGGTAACGGCCCGATGCCAAGCTCTATCAGCCTGTTCTCAATGCCGTGTAAGTATTCGGTGAATTCCTGCTGGGTCATGCGTGAGGTGCGTTTGAGTGGTCGCAAACGCTTCTTGCCAAGCCCTGTGAGCGTCTCCCAGCCGAATATCTCGCCAAGGAAATACTCATGCAGGTCATCGCGTGTCCAGCCCTGTAGCGCCTCTCCACCCGCCTCCATAATCATTGGGTAAACCACACCCCAGAGGTAGGCCAGCTGCTGTGAGGTTTTGGGCTTCTTCCACTCGGCCACCTCTACCGCCCACACCTTGCTCGGGTCTAGCCCTTGCGTCATGCGGATAACGGCAGCCGCCATCTGCTCGGGTGTAGTGCCTTTGGGGAAAATGCGTTTCATGTATACGCCTTCCACTCCTCGGCGTATTCCACATCCTGATAACCGGGGAACCACGGCCCGCCACGTGTCATGTGTACGCACACCGGATCGGGTTCGTCAGCCTTGGTGTGCCAGCCCTCAAGGTAGTTGAAGGTCATGGGCAGTTCGCCAATCTGATCGTCAGCGCACCACTTGAACTGATGCAGGTACATTCCCGTCTCGCTGTTCACCAGCTCTGGCGTGAGGCGTTGCGTTGCCTCATGCTCGCAGTTGATGAACATAAACGACGACCAGTTCTTGCGAGCGTAGGGATGCTGCGCCTTGCCATCCATTTTGACCGCCTCGGTAGGCTTGTAGTCGTGGTGTACGCAAAAGACCGCTTTCGTTTTATCAACATAGCGCCATATCTGCGTCAGGTCATGCCGTACCAAGAAGTCGCAGTCCAGAAACACCGCCCAACCCTTGTACTCGCAAAGGTACGGGACGAGAAAGCGCGTAAAACTAAACTGCGTTGACGAGAGCGGATCGTCAGGACGCCAATACAGCCCGACCGAACGCATATACGCTTGGTCAATCGGCTGGATGTAGATGGGGTTACGGGCATGGCGCTCAATGCTGCGCCGCGCTACCCGATACGCGATGTCCTCACGGCTGTCGTAGCCGATGAAGATAGGGAGTTCCGTCATAAGCGTTCCTCAAAGTCTATGTACCGCCACGCCAGATACTCCGGCGCAACGGCGTAAACGTCGTAGTCGTATCCACGCTCCTTGTCGGTGATTTTTCGCACCAACCAATCAGGAAACGTGGTTCGCACATCCACCAACGCCGCCACGGTCAGGCTTGCGTTGACAATGTAGTAGTAATCGGGGCGAGGATCGGCAGCATCAAACGACTTCTTGGCACAGATAGCGGCTGTCTCAAACGGCCACGCCTCGTACTGAAAGTCGTGCTTGATGTGCTTCACCTCTATCCGCTTACCCGAGGCATATACGTCGCCTTTGTCAGCAAACTCTTTGCGGTCAGCAAAGTCTTTCGCCATACGACGTTTGGGCAACGTCACCGTATGCCCAAGGTTCAGTAGGTAAGTCGCCACGACAATCTCTGCCGGGCGACTAGCCCTAAACCGTGCCTCAAAGTCAGAAGGGTGTGTCAAGGTCGTCCCAGTTCTTCTCGGTTATCTGCGGCTGCTTGGTCGGCTGGCGCTGCGGTTCGCCAGAACGCGACAACTTGCCCTCGCCCTTTGCCTCAAACTTGAGCGACAAGTAAGCGTCACCTGTCTTTTGGCTAACCTTTTTCCAGCCCGACACGTTGAAATCCACGTTGTTGATTACGCACGACCCACGGTAGTCGGGTCTGCGTTCATTCCCGTTTTTGTCATTTTTGAATAAAACTCCACGCATATTCGGGTCAAACTTATCCACGGTTCTGCTCCTTTGCCATTTGGATGTACTTCTTAATTGCTGACCGTTCCTTTGCCGTCAGCACATCTGCCACGGCGATATACAGGTCATGGTCAGGGTTCAGCGCCTCATGCACGGCTAGTACGGCAAGGGCTATGTCTTTCTCCTCGGCGTCTAGGTCAAACGCGCCACGGAACTGCTGCACGAACTGGTCACGCTTGGTCTGGTCAACCTTCTTGCCCAAATCGCCACGCGGGTCATTGGTGAACGGGCGACCCTGTGCAGCCTCTGCGTCATCGTCAATCTGTGCGAGTCCCACAATCGCTGCGAGGGCGTAACGACGGGCGTAGGTAATGCCAGAGCCTTGCCCCTGCGGGCTGTTGTCCTTGGTCAGCACCGGCATCTGCCCTGCAATCCACTCACCGCTGCTGTGAGCGAGCGTGGTGACCAGCATCAAACCCTGCTCGGTCATCTGCGTGGTCTGAATCACCGACAAACCGTTAGCCGCTAACTGCTTGCGGCAGGCATCCCAGCACGACGCCAAATCGGCGTACTTGCTTTTAAAGAACGGGTTGCTGCTGTCTTTCAGCGCACCCGTAATGTCGGCTTGGGCTTTGCTTAACGCGGCGGCCAATGCGCCAATGCTGTCACTCTGCATCTTCTTCTCCTTTCAGTTCATCCAATGCCCGGTTACAGGCGTCTATGCGTTCTTGTTCTTCCAACTGCTGCATCAGTTCGTCTTGGTGATGCCACCAAGTCAGGTCATCATCGTGCATGGGAGGCTCGCTCCTCGGCTGCGGTGCAACCGCCGTCCCCGCAGGGATCGCAGGCGGCGGCAATTAAAAACAGGATGGCGATGGCAATAAACTGCGGTGACGGCGATTTCATTCCAAACTCCCGTTACGCAGCGCATCAAGGGTGGCAATCTCGGTCAACTCAAACTCGTCGTCGGCTGACAGGTCGGTTAGGTCTAGCTTGATGTTGTGGTTGAGCGAGGAGGCGTGTTTGTCGTTGTCCAAGTAGATGCCGATCAGGGTGGCGCTTTCTACAAAAACGCTGTTGTCCATGTCCTGCGAATACTCAACGTCAACTTCAAACTTGTTGCCGAGGGCGTAGAAAGTGCCGAGGGCTGAGTACTTATTCTTGAACATATCTGTTGCTCCTGTGTTGTGTTTGTCAACGGTTAATAGTTTAGTCGTCTAAACGGCCATGTCAACAACTTTTTGCGTCTGATCGCGGCGGCGTTGCTCGTACTGCATCAGCAATCGGCCAGCAGCCAGCAATTCAGCCTGCGAGCAATTTGGGTTCATTCGCAGAATTATCTGGATCAGGCGCTCTACGGCGTAGGCAAAGTCAGCTTCCATGTTCATACGCCACCCCGTACCAGCTTCATCAGCCGCAGCAATTCCGGTTCCGAAAACTCGCGCAACTGGCGCGGACTAATGTATTCGGCAGGACGGTCAAGGTTCTGGAGGTGGTAAAGCCCCCACAATCGCCATCTGTGGACGTAATGCAGGTGCATGGCGTTTTTGGCGGCCAGCAGCTTTGCGTTTTGCGGATTCATGTTTGCTCCTATCTGTGGAAAAAAGGGGGCGGCTTACGCCGCCACCCCGTCAAGGTTAATCACGCGGGGGCGTGACGGGTCATCAAAAAAGTGGTTGCCTTCCATTGGTGCCGTAAAGTTGACCGGCAATTCAGCTTTAAGCGGGACGCCTTCCCAATATCGCGCAACGGTTTCAGCGGTAAAAGTGCCTTCGTCAGCGTTGATGCTTCTGACAATTCCGATGTAGTAGCAATCACGGTTGCTGTGGAAATCAAGGCTCTTGACAAGGGAACCAATTTTTAAGCTGTTCATTGTGTGTCTCCTATCTGTGGATACGTTGTGTCTATCAACCCCTACAGTTTAGTCGCCTAAACTCTGGAGTCAAGGGGTTGTGCGAAAAAAGTTAAAAGAGCTAAACTGCAAGCATGGACATACACAAGCTCATTAAGCGTTACGGCAGTCAGCAAGCGTTGGCTAGGGCATTTGGCGTTACCGATGGGGCTGTAAGCCAATGGGTAAAAGCTGGAGCGATCCCGGCTGCTCGGGTCTGGCAGTACAAGGCTGGGCAGGTAAAGCCCCCACAGGGGCGCTAATGCGTTCTACGAAACCCAGAAACGACAAACCCCCAGTTACGGGGGTTGACGCGGCAGGGGGGCTGCCATACGCTTTAAGTGTTGCAGAGCGTAGCGGAAGGTTAAGGGGGGAGTCCTTGACCTGTCAACCGCTACGCATGGTTTTTCTAACTATGCGGAGGCATTATGCTTTTCTATACACGCCATCTCGGTGACTACGCCCGAGATACCGGCCATCTCACGACGTACGAGCATGGGGTCTACACCCTCCTTCTAGATCGCTTTTACGCCACCGAAAAACCGTTTGGCGAGCGTGAAGCGATGCAACTATGCCGCCCTACGAACGGACGGGAACGTGACAGAATCCGTCGCATCCTAAACGACTTTTTCATTCTTACTGCGTCCGGCTATGTGAACGCTCGGGCGATGAAGGAAATGGAAAAAGTGCAGGAAAAACAGGCAAAAGCCAAGCAGAGCGCCCAGCATCGTTGGATGCGAACGCATAGCGAACGCAATGCAAACGGTATGCTAACCAATAACCATAATCCAATAACCAATAACCATAATCCAATAACCAATAACCAGAAGCCAAACGGCATCGCTAGGGTTAGCACCGCCGCTGTGTTGAGCGTGGTAGCGCGGAGGGGTGAGTGATGGGTGACGAGTACAGTTATCCCCCGAGCGCCGCGAAGTCCGGCCCGAAGGGACTGCCGGACGAGCGAGTGGCGCGAGCGGTAGAGCGTAGTGCCTCCGGTTGGGATGAAGCCGTGCGTAACAGCCCGCTGAACCGTCTGCGGTATTACGATGCGTTGCTGGCTCGCACCGCGTTTTCTGGGGACGCGGGCGAGCGGGAGAGAATTAAGATGCGCGTAGGCGAATTGATCCGCGAAATCGGAGCGTCTGACGTTCTGACTGACCCGGGCGTTATTGGGTTAGTCAGGGAGTTGTTTGGCGAAAAAGGCGTATTGAGGTTGAAAGAACGTGCGCGTACCAAAACTCAAGAAAGCCAATAGAATCTGGTGGCAAATATGGTTAGGCAGAGCGATTAACGAGGCACGATGCGACACGCCGCTAGACGAGATGCGAACGACGCGCCGATCACGGAAGCGCTCCGTAAGGCGGGGTTCACGGTCTACGATTACGCTCAAGTGGGGCAAGTCCCCGACAAGCTCATCGCCAAATTACTCCCGTGCGGTACGCCGTGGGTTTGCTGGGTTGAAATCAAAACCCCGAAAGGCCGCCTCACCGAAAGTCAGGAGACGTTCCGTAAGGTCTTTGAGCCACGCGGTGAGTTCTACGTTGCCCGTGATCCCGAGCAAGCCGTAAAAGACTTATACGAGCGGTACGCCGAGGCTATACGCCCGGAGCATTCAAGATGAGGGCTTTGCGTTGACCCTTGTAGTGGGTAATCAGGGGACGACCAGCCATATGCTCTGGCAGACACGCCCACTCATGCTCTGGCAGGTCAACGACCTTGTGCCGTTTGGCGTATTCGCGCAGAACTTCCTGATCGCCGTACCAGACTTTGAATTTATCGGGCAGCGCCAGATACATTTCGGTCAGATCTGCCCACACGCCCCAGTCGGCGGTGATGGTGCAGCAGCCCACATAGGGATACAGCTCGTCCAGCGTCTTACCGGCATATTCCGAAAAGTCTTGGCCGCGCTGGTGGGTGTTAAAGATCGCGTCTCGGTTGAAGGTACGGCGGCACATCGCCACAACGCCCTTCCCCAGCGCGCCCTCAACGTCTATTGGCGCGTTAACGATCATGTCGGTGTCAAGGTAGAGGGCAGGGCTATCAAGCCCCAGATTTGCCCACGCCGCCGTTCTAGCAAGCATCAGGTGACGACGGTCAATGTTCATCACAACGGTGGTCGTGACGCCCGGTATGGTTGGGGTGTGACCGTCTGTGACTTGGATCACCTCCGCGCCCGAGTTGTGGGCATGGATGGACGCAACCATTTTGGTCGGCAGGGCGATGTCGTCGCCAACGTGGAAAAATACAAAGCGCATGGAAGGAATATATGCTGAATTTAAACCGAAAACGACTGTCTAGAGCGATTTGGGATACGCTTTTTGACGGATTAGACGACCTGCCGTGGCAACGCCTTGACGACCTTGAGGCGCTAGACCCCGCTAAACAGACAGGTTCCACCAACAACGCCAGTCTGATAGCCCTGTGGGCAGTTAAACGCTACTTCAAGCCGAAACGCGTGGTGGAAATTGGCACGTATATCGGCAAGTCCACGTTCGTGCTGGGTCGGGGCGATGCCGAGGTGCATACGTGCGACATGACGCACAACTTCAAGCTCCCGATCTACGCGAACGTCACGCAGTACCACAGCAGCAGCACCGAAATGCTTGCCAAACTAAACGGGCAGATAGACCATCTACACATAGACGGTCGGTTACAGCCTGACGATAAAACGCACCTTGAGCGGCTATTCCACCCCGACACGATCATTACCCTTGATGACTTTGAGGGTATAGAGAAAGGCGTCTGGAATGCGATGCAGATAAACCTGTCAAATCGCATCCTCGTATACCCGCCAGAACGACAGTTGACAGAGCGTTTTGCGATGGGAGATGCTACGACTGCAATCATCCTGCCCAACTTGAGGCTAACGCCGCAATGAGCCACAAAGACGCCGCCGAGTTTGTAGGTGTACTGCTCCATAGCAGCACAGCGGCTCATTATCTGCACCTCAACACCGCGAGCTACGCCGCTCATAAAGCACTCGGTCACTACTACGAAAACATCGTGGACTTGGCCGACAAATACGCCGAGGCGTATCAGGGGCATCACGGCATCATCCCGCTGGACGACTACCCAGACGGGTTCAAGGTACAGAAAGACGCTGCTGCCTACGCCGACAGCCTGCTGACGTTTGTAAAGGGCATCCGCACCGACCTGCCCAAAGACACCGACTTGCAGAACATCGTGGATGAGATCGTGGGCGAGATTGCGAGCCTGTCGTATAAGTTGGAGCGTTTTAAATAAATGGCCGCCGACCGCAGCCGCCTTGCTGCCGCACTCGCCCACGAGGAAGAAAAGCGCCGCCGTCTTGCCGCTGCAACCGGCCAGTTAACCGACCGAGATCGCATGGAATTGGCGCTCGCTGACGAACGCAAGCAGCGCCAGATGGCAGGTGAAACCGCCCCGACTCTTGAGGGCGAGGTGCAGCGTTTAACCGGCCTACAACCGAACATGGAACGCAGCAACATTCTGCCGTTCTACAGCCAAGAAACCGGGCTGGTAGCGCCGCAATTCGTGTACGACGCAGCCAAAGCTTTTGTAGCCCCCGGCTATACCGCCCGAGGCGGGCAGGTTGATCCTGCCGAAGCAATGAACGTCGCCGCTAACGTCATGGGCGGCTCTATTGGCGGCTCTGCGCTGGCCCCCGTGGAAGGCGTGATCGCTGGCATGGGCGCATCGCGCAAACCAAGAAAGGTGACTTATGAAAGACGACAAGAAGGCCCATTCCTCCGAATCCGACAGACAGACGCGGGTTCAAGCCAACTTGGCCCGAGCGAACGAAACGCTCGCCCGACTGGAAAAAAAGTACGGGAAAGCCAAGCCGTTGTCGGAGGAAGAACAGGCATGGCGGTGGCGTCACCTGATGCGCCACCGGCGGTTTCTGGACGACGTTTAACACCGGCACAGGTCGCCACTCAATACACCGAAGCTGAATTCGGAACGCCGTACAAACTGCCGAAAAACCCGGCAAGCAGCCTGCAAAAACAAGCGCCCATTGGCCGTATATTTTTGGAAGCGACAAAAGAAACACCGCAATACAAAGCCGCAACGCTCAAATCGTATGAGCGGGTAATGCCAGAGGTATTGGAGCAAGCGAGAGTAAAAAGCTACGACGATTTGTTGGAAAAATCGTATGTGCAGCTCGCAAAGGAGGTCAAATCGCAGTTTGACGCAATGCCAATAGCGATGTCGTACTTCCGAGGCGGTGAAGGCTCGTATAAAAGCAGCAAAGAACTGTTTGAGGACATAGATAAACGCGGGCATATGTTCGTTTATCAGGGCGGTGACCCGCACGATTTCCTCGGCCAAACCGACCCCGATACCGGCCTGTCGTACAACGAAATGTTTAGGGCCGTTCACGACTATTTCGGCCACGCCGTACACCGCAACCAGTTTGGCCCGATTGGCGAAGAAACCGCATGGGCGGCGCACAGCCAAATGTTCAGCCCGCTGGCCCGTATTGCCATGAGCAGCGAAACCCGAGGGCAAAACAGCCTCGTCAATTATTCGCCGCTAAACGCTGAATTAAAGGCAAAAATTTTGCAGTTGGATAGCGAAATTGCAACTGCTCGCCGTTACGGCTACGACGAAACAGAAATTGCAGATTTGACGCGGGATCGGCAAGCGTTGTTCAACGACTTTCAGTATGCCCCTCAAAAGTCGGTGGTGCTGCCTGCTGAAATGCTCCAGATTGACTACATGGGAACTATGCCAGCCGGGTTTGAGGGGCTGATATTGCCCGACCCCGGCACCGCGACATCGCTACCGCTGACGCACTACAGCCAAAGCGCCTCGCTTACGCAGACCGATCCGACCCGATATGGCACCGGCATCAAAGGGCAGGAAGCAGCCCGATTGCGCCAAGCGCCAGATGTGCGCGAGCGCACATATTTCTACACCGGCAAACCCGGATCGGTACGCCCAGAAGCAGGGTTAGGCTCTAACGTCTACACCGCGCAGGGCGAGAACCTCTACAACATGAGGCGTGATCCAGCCAAGCTCGGTGTGCTGGCTGATGTGGTCAATACCACCTCACCACTTGCTCGCATGAACCCCGGCAGCATTGATGATTTCCAACGCGCCAACGACTTTGAGCGTTTGATGCGAACTTATGGCTATAGCGGGTATTTCAGCCCCGAGGCCAAGGTTGCCACCGTGTTTGAACCCATAAATGTGCGACTCGCCAAGGCGTTGAGACGCTGACTCTTTAACTATTGTTTCATTTGTGCATAAATAAGCCATGCCAAGACCTAAAGGATCGCCCAACAAGGCAACCGCAGAGGCTCGGGAAGCAATAGCCCGTTTAGTGGACGGCAATGCCCATCGCCTTAACATCTGGCTTGACGAAATCTACGAGACAAAAGGCGCAGAAGCCGCATGGCGCTGCATGATGGATGTCATTGAATACCACGTGCCGAAGCTCGCCCGACACGAACACACGGGCAACAATGGCGACAAGATCAAGGTAGAAGTGACATGGATGGCTCCCGAGTAGTCATCCCCTATCGCCCTCGCAAGGCGTTCATGCCTTTTCACAACCGGACGCAGCGGTGGGCTTGCCTCGTTGCTCATCGTCGCGCTGGTAAAACAGTCGCAGCCGTCAACGACATCATTCGGGCAGCCGTAACATATCAAGGGCAGCGTGGTTTGTTCGGTTATGTAGCGCCGTACAGATCGCAGGCCAAGGCCGTTGCATGGCAATATTTTCTGGAGTTCGCCGCTCCCGTCACCGAAAGCAAGAATGAACAAGAATTGACGATCACGTTGTTCAACGGCAGTCAGATCAGATTGTTCGGCGCTGACAACGCTGACGCAATGCGCGGCCTAGGCTTTGACGGCCTGTATTTAGACGAATACGGCGACTTTCGGCCTAGCGTGTTTGGAAACGTCTTGAGGCCGAGTTTGAGCGACAAAACCGGATGGTGCGTTTTCGGAGGCACTCCGAAGGGGCGTAATCAGTTTTGGGACATTTACGAAACCGCCACTCGTATCCCTAGCGAGTGGTTCCTGTTGCGCTTACCCGCCACATCCAGCGGGATTCTCCCGGCGACAGAGCTAGTCGCCGCTAGAGCGCAGTTGGCCGAGGATCAGTACCTACAGGAGTACGAGTGCAGCTTTGAGGCTGCGATCCTCGGTGCTTTTTTCGGCAAGGAAATGCGAGAGGCAGAGCAGCAGGGTCGCATCTGCCAAGTGCCATACGACCCGAATTACCCTGTGTATACCGCGTGGGACTTGGGTTATCGGGACGACACCGCCATTTGGTTCTACCAGATC